GTGATGTTGGCGCTAAGGTAGCAGTCTATGATATGAAGATACAGACTGCTAAAGAAAACATAGCCGCTAACCGTAAAGCACTTACACAAATGGATAGTCAGGTTGACCAATTATTAGGTCGTACTGCTGATGACAAGGGTGCAAATCGTGCTGTTTCAGTTCGTAATCAACAGAAAGCAGAGCGCAATCGCCTTCAGAAAGAGATTGAAGCAGACCAGCAAGCTATTGCTAAGTTGAATGATGAAGCTGCTCCTATTCGTGCCCAAGTACGTAAGGTTGAAGCAGAAGTTGGACCTATCAAATATATTGCTGCATTGATCTATGGTGATAATCCAGATAGCAATTTATTAGAACGTGCTGTGCGATGGGTTATCATTCTCATTGTGTTTGTATTTGATCCTCTTGCTCTTACGCTTGTATTAGCTGCACAGAGTAGCTATGAATGGCTTGAAGAAGACTTGAATAAGAAGGATGAAGAGGAAGAAACTGTGGAAGAAGTTCACGACAAGTGTGGTACACCTGAATGCTGTGGACAATGTGATACTGCTGTTGATGCAGACTTTATCGCAAAACTAAATGCAGTTAAGCCCAAGGAGGTTAATGATGATGCCACTTTACTATCAGCAGATGATGCTGGACATGATGAAGATGTGGGAGAAGAACTACAACAAGCACATCTTTCCGATGCAACTGAGGATGCTGGGGAACTGGAACCGAGTGAAGCAGAACCTGTCAAAGAACCTGAACCAATAGAGATAGAAACTGAAGGCGTAACAATTCATCACAATGAAGGTGGTTATGTTCTTTATGAGGGCAAGTCAATGAGCAAGGAAGCATTAAAGGGAATGCGTCCTGAGTTGTTTGCAAATCCTGACGAAGGACATCATAGTGACACTAGTTTCGGTACAGCTTTCCCTAGATATGCTACTAAGGGCGATGTTTTCGTTAGAGTAGATGTATTGCCTAATCGTGTATTCAAGTTTGACGGTGACAAGTGGATTGAAGTTAGCAAGGACCTTTCTAACTCATATATCTATGATGAAGAATATATCCGTTATCTTGTAAGTAAGATTGAAACCGGCGAATATGATATTGATCTATTGTCTGATCTTGAAAAAGAACAGATTGAAGAATTTCTAAATCAAAAATAAGTTCATATAAAAGCTCAGATAAGTAAAACTATGACTGATAAAAAACTACAAGACTGCTCCTTTTGTGGGAAGCACAAAGATGAAGTTGCAAAACTAATCGTAGGAGATGATGTAGCAATTTGCAGTACTTGCATTGCACTATGCAACGAACTCATGGATGATGACAAGGTTGTAGACATCATTGAAAAGATTGATACTGGTGACTTTGATGCATATAGCATTAAAGAACATTTGGATCAGTTAGTCATTGGCCAACATAGCGCCAAAGAGATTCTTGCAGTCGCTATCTCAAATCACTATAAGAGGATTACCAACCCACCTAAGGATTTAGAAATCCAGAAAGGTAACGTGTTGTTGATTGGGCCAACTGGTTCGGGTAAGACATTGCTTGCTAAGTCAGTTGCAAAGTATCTTAACGTTCCCTTCGTAGTTGCAGATGCTACTAACCTCACCGAAGCTGGTTATGTAGGTGAAGATGCTGAGTCAATGATTGCTATGCTACTTGCACTTGCTGACAACGATGTTAAGAAGGCAGAACGCGGTATCGTTTTCATTGACGAAATTGACAAGATTGCTCGTAAGAGTGAAAGCACTAGCATTACCCGTGACGTTAGTGGCGAAGGCGTACAGCAAGCATTATTGAAGATGGTTGAAGGTACCAAGTGTCGTGTAAGCCCAGTTGGCAAAAGAAAACACCCACAGGGCGAGACTGTTGAAGTTGACACTAAGAACATCTTGTTCATTGCAGGTGGTGCATTTGTTGGACTTGAGCAGATTATCAAGAATCGTACTCAGGGTTCAAGCATTGGATTCGGAGCAGAAGTAAAGAGTAAGACTGAAAAGCAGGATATTACTGATGTATCTCCCGATGATCTTACTCGCTTTGGTATGATCCCCGAATTCATTGGTCGTTTCACTACTACGGTTACGTTACAAGAACTTACGCTTGATCAATTGGTAGAAGTGTTGACTGATGTTAAGAACAACTTCATTGACCAGTACAAGTATCTGTTCGCTATTGATGGTATTGAACTTACATTCACTTGTGATGCTATTAGACGTATTGCACAGAACTGCATTGATCTAAAGACCGGCGCTCGTGGTCTACATACTGAGATTGAAAGAATCTTGATGCCACATATGTTCCATATTCGTAAGTATAAGGAACAGGATATCAAAGAACTAGTGATTGATGTTGCTCTAATTGAGAACCCAAAAGCATTAGTTTAACCAAAATACTAGACGTTTTTACGAAAATATAGTATATAAGTATTGTTGTAGATGCTTTATAGGTCTACAACAATAGTCTTGCTTAATATAAAGGAGATAAAACATGACTAATCAACTAACCCTTCGTTCCCTCGACATTCCTGCTATTCACAAGTTTGGTATCGGCTTTGACGGTATCTTTGATGAACTGATGCGTGTCAACGCCCAGCAGGCAAACACCAACTATCCCCCATACAATATTGTAAAGCATGATGACGATCACTTCGCCATTGAGCTTGCCGTTGCGGGGTTCCGTGAGGGTGACATTAGTATTACAGTAGAGAAGAACATTCTTACCATTAAGGGCGAAAAGGTTCAGGACTTAGAAGACGTTGATTCTTCTGTATCTGTTCCTAAGCCTGAGTATGTACATCGTGGCATTAGTTCCCGAGACTTTGCTCGTACATTCACTCTTGCCGAACACGTTGAAGTTATCGGTGCAAATGCAGAGAACGGTATTCTCAAGATTGAATTGGAGCGTCAAGTTCCTGAGGAACAGAAGCCCAAAACGGTTGCAATCACTTACACAAAGTGATATAAATAAAATAGTGATTGCGGGTAATAGTGCCCGCAATCACATACTAAAGGAAGTTTATAATGGCAAATGCAGAAGTCGGAACCAAGATCAGGCCAAACCTTGCTCTCAAAGAGCCGCCGTTGTTCAAGGTAATCTATATCAATGACGATCATACTTCAATGGAGTTTGTGGTCAGTTCACTGATTGAATATTTCAACTACAATCCTGACACTGCCACCCAGATTACAGTTGACGTTCACGAAAACGGAAGCGCAATCGTAGCAGTATTGCCCTATGAGATTGCGGAACAGAAAGGTATTGAAGTTACCCTTGATGCTCGTGCCCAGGGCTACCCGCTTCAAGTTAAGGTTGAAGCTGAATCAAATTAAAATTGTGAGACGCTTGGGCCAGTAGGGCGCATTTACTGGCCGAGGGTTGTTCATATAGTTGATATTACCTAAATAAGTATCAACTGGCTTATCGTAGGTGCCAAACAACCAATGCGATACTTTATGTTCGGTATCCGCATCTAATACATCGCATAATGGTGTTTGGTCCTCGATATAGCCCGGATTCTCTTTAAAATATAGATCAGCATGTGGTACTGCGTTTGATACTACAATGATCTTCTTGACATCCAAATGACGCTGTAACTTGGATATTGAAGTGCGAAGATAGTAAGTATCTTCGTGCCTTGCTACAGTTTCAAGTATATTTTCAATTGTATGATTGTTTCCTACATTGCTCCAGCCATTGATGCCCGTGATAGCCACGCCATCAATAACAGCAACATGCTGGTGCAACATACATACGTTAGGGATAGCTTGTGCTATCTCAATAAGTTGCTGTAAACGTTCAGGGATACTATCCGCAGTTTCATATTCAAGCATACCCGGAACATAGAACACACCTTGATATATCTTTGAAAGGTGAATCAATGTTTGTGCGATAGTTCTAACATTAGAACTAATGTTGCCAGTGAGTATGCAGTAGAGACTTGTTTGCTTGTTTTCCCAATTAAAACTGTCATTGGAAGACAGGTTCAAATCACCTAGAATATCAAAACCAATTTCTTGCATTTACTTTGCAATTTTGATGTTAGGCTTCTTAGCTCTTGTCTTCTTGACTTCTGCAACTACAGCTTCTTCTACAGCCTTAGCCTTCTTAGAAACTCTCTTAGCAGCAGCCTTAACCTTAGGTGCTTCTTCTGCCACTACAGCCTTTACTTTAGTTTCAGCAACTTCAACTTTAGCTTCAACTGCTGCTACTTCTACTTCTGCTTCCTTAACAGTCTTTACGACAGCGGGAGCAAACACATTCTTGATCATATTGACCAATGTTGAAAGAAACGACATAATAATTCTCCTTTATTTGGGTTTCCATTTCTATTTATGACGTTACCCATACCTAATGAATAAATACTATATGCGTGATATTTTAGACAAACTTGAGACATTAACGGAAAGCACAGGACTTGCTGGACGTAAACCCGGCGATGTGTTCCGTAATCCAGATGGCGACGAAATCACTTTCAACACTATTGATTTCTATCCTGCTGCCGGTGGCACTATAGAACCAGAAAAACTTGATATGATTCTTCGCCAAGCTGAATCCGAAACAGGTGGCATTCAATGGATGAATAAGCGTTCTGCCAGAACCGGCGGGTTCGCAATAGCATCATTCTCTACTCCAGATGGTGAAGTATATTTTGGTAGATACCTAGAATCAATCAAGCCACAATCTACCGATAACTATGTCCCTAACCAAGTTGGCGACTATCGTTTTGCTGGTAAGGCAGCAGCTAAAGCACAAGCTGGATTAACCCCGCAAGACTTGCTCACTAACAAGATTGATCTATCAGCCGAAGATATTGTATCGCAGCTTGCAGAAAGTATGGGCGAAGACAACCCATTGTATATAGTAGCATATAAACTTGCAAGTGGTGAGCCACTTCCAATGACTTTTGATGCACCAGAAGGTGTAAGTTTCAGTGCGTTTAGAGATTATTTCTGCGAGATACTACAACCCATTGCATTACAAACAGGTCAATACACTGGTAACGCAGGGGAAGCTGCTGAAATCTTCTTGGGCGGTAGCTATCAAGGAACACTAATCTCATTTGATGATACAAAGACCGCTGGCCTTAGCGATAGTATCATGACTAATGAAGAAGGCAAATATATCAAAGTTAGCACAAAGGGCGGTAAGGGCGCCACTGCAAGTACATCAAACCTAGTTAATAGCATTGATGAGTTGGCACAGACTCCAAATGGACAGAAGCTAATGATGAAGTATGCTGACACCATTGAAATGATGAGAGAAATTCAAAAGCAAGGTCAAGCAGGTGCTCCTCTCTATCTAGGTGTGAAGTATGATATTATTGATGAAGAAGATGCAGACCAGATACGTGATCTAAAAAAGACTGGTCCGGTACCAATGGACAAGATTAGCTCACTGGGACTAACTGATAACTTAGAGAAACTAGCACACAGTCGTAAGACAGATAATCCAAGTAGTGTCAATCTTTATTATCACTTGATGGCTGCGGTTGCACACAAGGCAGCAGCAGAGGTCAATGAAAATACTGATTTTAGTAACGCCGCTGCTGACATTCTTAACAACGGAGCATTAGTTCAAGTTTATACTAAGGCAAAAGAATCCAGCGGTAAATGGATATTGAATGAGTTTGATACTGAATACCCCGGGAAAAGTACCAAGGGTGTATACCTGAGTGCAGGCAAAACATATTACAGCACTGGTATTAAGGGCAACTTCACATTCAAGATTGATAGAGGTCAGGGTAAGCCCAAGGATGATGAAGGAACCAATGAACCTACCGTAAGAGCAAAGCGCATACCAACTGAAAAAGAGTTTACTAAGAAGGCAGCAGATATTGCTTCGGGTAGACAAAAGAACACTGCATTTGATCGCACCGAAACTGGTGCTGGCGCAGTTGGTAGAGAAAAAAGAACAGTTCGGTAACCTAAACTAATTTAGCAAGCCACCCTCCCTTATACGGTCGGTTGGTCTTAGCCGTAGTGATCAAGTTTGCGTAGGACAATCCATTTTCGGAACAAAACGATTTTAATTCACGACTATACATTTGAAAGACGGAGCTATCGGGGCGCATTATTTCGTAGAGCTTTCTTTGGGCAAGATAGAATTTCTCTTTAGCAACCTCAGACCTGGTATTGTTTTTTCGCTGAGCCTCACTCATATTAGCCTTTGCTTGTTCTGAACGTTTTCTACCCGTCCTAGCAGCCCTGTGTTTTTCCATTCTCTCGGTATCATGTTTCCAAGTCTGACCTTTGCGTGAATTTGATATTTTAGCGCGAACCTCAGGCCTCTTTGCTGGGTTTTTATCACCTTTCATGTTTTCACTTAGTTGTAAGTAATATGCTTCGTCTCGGTTTTTATGCCACACCTCACTCATTTTTTTCTTAGTTTCGTCCGATCGCCGGATACCTAAAGGAGTATACGCATTGGGGGCTATGTTAAACCCTTGGTTGTTGATCCATGGAAACGGTTGAAGTTGATCAAGGTAGAATTGTTCTCTTTCCTGTAATATCTCTTTGGTTGGGGAGCAGATTTCTATTATCTCAAACTCAAAAGCATCCTTACCATATTTTTCTATCGCCTTACCTATAACTTGCTCCTGGCGAGTAGTATGCTCTACCCATCTTCCGTGAATATCAGCCGAACTACCTATGTAGATTCTACCGTCTGCCACCAATGTTATCTTATAAACTCCCGAAACTATTGACATTTGAAACTTCCTGTTATATACTTCAATTCTCAAGACTGTCTTGAGTGTAACAGTATTTATCTTTTACAACACAATCTTTAAGAAAGCGAGTAATTTATCTTATGTTAGTCCCAATGGTAATTCAGAACACGTCCAAGGGCGAACGGGCGATGGACATTCAATCAAGGCTGTTACAGGATCGTGTCATTTTGCTTGAGGGTGAAGTCCACGACCAGATGGCTAATCTTATCGTAGCACAGTTGCTTTATCTTGAGAGTGAGAATCCTGATGCTGACATTTCACTCTACATCAACAGCCCGGGCGGCAGTGTTACTGCTGGTATGGCGATTTATGATACCATGCAGTTCATCAAGCCCGACATTACTACTATCGTGATGGGTCAGGCATGTTCAATGGGATCGTTTCTTGCTCAAGCAGGTGCACCCGGCAAGCGTCTTATGCTTCCTTATGCACGACACATGATTCACCAGCCCAGTGGTGGCGCTCGTGGTATGGCAAGTGATATTGAGATTTCTTACAAGGAAATCATGCATATCAAGCGTACTCTTACCGAACTGTATGTCAAGCATAACAGCAAGGGCAAGACTTACGAGGAGTTTGAGCGTGACATGGATCGTGATACTTTCATGAGTGCCCAAGAAGCTCTTGATTATGGATTGATTGATAAGATCGTTACCAAGCGTGACTGATAAAAACTCTTACTGGGATAAGCCTGCCACAAAGGGGGATTATATCCTTGGATTTACAGTCATAGTGTTAACGATGATCTTAGGATTTACATTTTTATTGTAACGTAATAAATACTACTTTAATAGGGAGGATTTTTATGATGAACTCATATCGCACTGTGTATAAGCAAGCGTCTCCCGGATCTAGTAAAGAACTAGATTATGTAGTAAACATTTACCACAATGGTAAGTTTAAGTTTGCATATCGTTACGAAGACTGGACCAAAGACGCTGTATCCAATGAGGTCAGTCTTCTAAGGTCTAGGTTCTCTGACACTAACGGTTTCATAGTCAAGTGGTAAAAACTGGTTGACACTATACATAAAATAATGTAGTGTCAACTTATGAACACGATTGTTGAACATCTTAAAGGTCGCCACATTGACCTTAATCTTCATCGTCCCATGATAGATGAAGATGAGCGAGTGGCGACCTTTTACCTTTACAATCAGAGTGGTTGTATCATCGGGTACCAGCAGTATCGTCCTGATGCTGATAAAATGAAGAACAATCATCCCAAAGAGGCGCGCTACTTCACGTATCGCAAG